GATGAACCCAGATTGCACCTCCGTGTACAAAAAAGGGGGTTGACATATCCCCCCTATGGCTCACAATTAACAAACCTATAGTGGAGACACCACTACAAAACTGTAAAATTCGTTATGGTAATCAATTCAGGCAACTTCTCACCAAATGGTAACTTCAATGGTTACAACACTAAAGGCGAAAGAATCCACATCTACAAGCGTCAGATGGATGCATTGGGCATTAAGAAAGATGAAGAATTTAAGCAATTCTTTGCTATTGTTGCAAAGAAGACTTATGGTGCAAGACCAAAGCTTGACCCTACAACCAAGCAACCAATGGTTGATGCAGACAACAATCCAATCTACATTCCTTATGCAGATGGAAAGTTCACAATGACTCGTGATACTGCAACTGCAGTGTTCAAGACCAAGAAAGAGTACATTGACGCTCACGTGATAGACGCTACATTAGATGCAGAAGTTGCACAGGCTATCAAGAAAGAGTACACTGCTGTGGGCATCACAAGCGAAGCAGAGCTTGAAGAGTTGGCAGGGGCTTAATCTCACACTTAACAAGGGCTTGGAACATCATCCAAGCTCTTGTTTTCCCTTATTCGTATATAAGGGTGGGTGTTAGCAACACATCTGGGTGGGAATAATTATATAACTCACTGAAACTCAACACATTCTGCATGAATGTGAGAGGTGGTGTGTACTCCATTCCCACTTATTACCACTTATTGACACATTATTAATTCACGCTATACAATACAATATATATAGCATTAAATAGCATTTATATGTACAATACGATATTCTTTATGAAAGATGGATCTATTAGCACTAGGGTGTTTGATAGTTATCCTACTGATAAGATGATTGAGACTTCTGGTCTTGATTGGGATGATATTATTGACTATGAGACACATTATTAATTAATTAAATCATATTTATATGACAACAGAACAAAAGATTGCATACCTATTAGATAATGGATATGTACAAGGAGAACACAAGGATTTGGGTAAGATATTTACATCATACAATGGATATATAAGATTTACCATTGGAGATATTACACATAGATGGAATAGTCTTATGTTTTAATGTACCATTTCTATTTCCCAATATAGTGAGGTGGCGGAATTGGTAGACGCTAATGGAGTTATACTATCAAACACAGAGGGTGAGGCGTAGATGGGAACTACTACATTATTTCTTGGACGCAAGAAAGCAATATAACCCTAACCATTTGGTATAACATACAGGTTCAAATCCTGTCCTCACTACAACCTCTGTATTTCTATTTCCCAAGGATAGACAGATGTAATACAATTTATGTAATGCAGTATGTTAAACTCGATATGGTACTCACTAATCATAAAGGTTTATAACAATTAACAGAGACATTGCAATAGAGAAAGGTTGTTCCTTTCAGCATTACATCTGAGTACAGAGGGATTTTATATAATAACAAGGAAAACAATTCAGCTCATACCTACCTTAAGTGGACTATGCCTTGTTATTATTTCTAATAGATGAAGTTCATAGCTTATGTGTTGCGAGTCACACATAAGGGTTACAGTAGATAGATTATAATGGTTATGACACAAAAGTGGTTCAAGGGCTATGAAATCCTTGCATAACAATACATTTAATCCTACGTGGTAACTATATCTATTATTGTTAATGTAGCTACGAATATAATGCTCTGACAAAAAGATATGTCATACGTACATTGAGTACAAGAGTATTATAATAGTGGATGAAAACGCTACAAGTATTAGTTGAGAACCTATGCTAATACATTATTTGTTGCATATGAATACATTAGAATATATAAGCTGAGGCAACATTAGGCTATATATTCGCTTTAAAATCAATTAGTTATGAACGCTAAAGAAGAGTTATTAGGTAAAATAGAACAAATTACTAGATGGTTAGATGGTACACAAATACGATGTGCTACTATTACTCATGAACCATATGGTTATTGGAATGATGAAGATTATAAACCAAAGCCACATATTCTCAAACTGAGTTATACACCTGTTGAACTTGCAGAGTTCTTAAATAGTCTTGACTTTGACTATGATTCAGGTTATGGTAGTCAACAGCTGTTTGGTACAGTATGGTTCACAAATGATATTTGGATGGATAGACATGAATATGATGGCTCAGAATATTGGGACATACATAGATATCCTGGTATTCCTCTTGAATTAAAATAATATATATCTCTGCTATTAGCCTTTAGCGTGCCAAAGGCGATATATATTTGCTCTTATGTTCACGACATACATGTCGGAGACATATTATAACACATTATTAATCAATCATTTAACACACATTTATGAACAAATTATTTAACAGAATTGAATGGACAGGCTGGTGCTTGTTCATTGTTTTAATTATGCCAGTTGTATTATTAACAATGGCTGAACCAACATTTGATGATGAACCACAACAAAATCTTCCTAATTGGATAGCATTGAGTTGGGTGGGATTAACAGTATTTAGCGTATTTCTCATTATAATAGGAAACAAATTGAACAAAACACACAAAACCAATTAGTTATATGAAACTATTTAATTTATTTATGGCCATTATGATGACTTTAATTACGACAACTCTTATCCTATGGATATTATATACTTTTGAAGAGAGTAATCTTGGATGGAGTATACTTACATTTGTATCTTCTGTAGGATATACATTAGCAGCATTATTTGTTTACAATTACAAACAAAACACAAAAAAGATTGGCTAGTTGGTAATATGTGTGTTAGATAATAGGACTCTGCTTCCCCTAGCAGGGTCCTTATTTACACCTCTAGCTGCAAAAACAAACAATTATGTTTATATTAGCAAAACTTATATTTAAATCATATATGCCCAAGCAATTGGAAGTAGGTATGTGGTTTAAAAGAGATCACAGTGATGTGGTCTATGGTAAAGTATATAACTATTTTACCATATATGAATTAAAAGAAATACCATATGACATGTACGAATATATGTCTACTAGTGGTGCACCAGTTGAACCCTTCATTATTCAACCAATGACCAACCCTGATGATGTAGAAGAAATACTTGTACGTCCTGAGCACATAGGTTGGTGGGAAGATAACCTTGCTGAAGAGAATGAAGATGGTACATGGACAGATCACACTACATTGGAAGACATTAGTCCCAAGATTATCAATGATTGGTTATATGGTGAGAATGGTGATAATGATGGTCTCATAGCCCTTGAGGTAGATGATGAGACTAGAGAGCCATTGTTATATGAAGACACCAATAAGGTGATGATTAAACAAGCTGACTTTGTAGATGAGGATGATGAACCAGAATATGATAGTGCAGGGTTTATTGAAGATGATAGATTAGAAGATGAAGAAAACTTTGATGATATGGATGACCTCACTGATTATGACAATCCTGAATGGCCACACGATCACCCTAAAGACAAGACAGACAATGACCCAGATTAATAAACCCTTTAAAACCAAAGAGATGAAGAAGTTATATGAAATTTTATTTGAAGATAAAAAGCCTGAACAACAACCATTAAAGCTTGAGATAAAGCTTATGTCTACTGCTACACCTGATGAGCAATTAGATGAAAATGAATGGTATAAATTGATTTATGATTTAAATAATAAGAGATTAGGTTAGATGTGTGTGTGGTTAGTAAACGAGAAAGCCCTGCAGAAATGTGGGGCTTTTCTTAAACCCATTGTTATGAGAAGAAGAATAAAGAGTGGTATAATATATAGCACTATACTTAAACCAGGCCAAAGAGCCATAGACAAAAGATATAAAGATGGAGTGGATACAGGTAGATTTAGTTCCAACAAAGTACCATTACCACTTAAACCAATGAGTCCTATTTCAAAAAAGATAGCAGAGATGTTAGATAGTATACCTAATTGGGTTAATGATATACCAAAGCAGGTGATTAGACAGCAAGAAGCTAGTAGACATTTTAAAAACAAAAACAAAAAATAAGCACATGAAAAACATGAAAATGTACTCTCAAGCAGAGTTATCAACAATGCAAGAAATGGCTAAGAAGCCTATTTCAACAACTAAATTAGCTAAAAGACTAGCTAAAGAGTTCAACAGAACATTTGGTGGGGTGTATGCTAAACTATTGATTATGCGTAAGCAGATAAAAGTGGAGCCTGTTATCACCAACACTGTACGTACTAAAACAGTAGTGGAAGGTAAGAAGCACACTATTAGTAGCAGACCAACCAAGATAGAGATATCTGATCAAGGTATGACATTCTATTTCTAACTAATAAACTAACACATCATGTCTTACAGCCTAGTCTACAGTGCAAAACCACATTGCACACATACAATCCAGGTTTACGAACCAAACCAACAAGATTCTCCTTATGTTAGGGGACTTAAAGCGTGCTCTAAACTAATAGATGCTATATTTGCTACCAAAGCACATTACACACCATCTAAACGTTTACACATTAAAGGACGCAAATATATGTACATCAGTTCTGACACATATCAGTTACTAATCAGAGTTAAAAACTTTGACAAATGATATATTTAGTTATATTTGTGTTACTATCAATCTTTGCATGGATGTCCTATGAAATTCATAGGGCTCCATTCATGGATAGAGATGGTAACATAATTAAAAAGAAAAAACAACAACATGGCAACAAGTAAAAAAACAAAGATTGATGGGTATTTCTTTATGAGTATCTGTAATGGTGAATTAGATGTAAATTGCTCAGGTGATAAGAATATTATATCTGCAGCATTTGCAACACTTATTCTTGATGAAAATAAAGATGGAAAAGATGTACAACAAATATTAGCTGTTGCTACAGCTATTGCTGCTCATGAATTACAATTCAATAGAGAGAAATATAGTTCTAAAAAGAGCAATACAGTGCCTAAAAAGCCTGCAAAAGCAGTAAAAAAGGGCTAAAAAATAATATATTTCTAATTTAGTGCATTAAATTACACATTATGGCAAAAATAGATATAGTTTGTTCTAATTGTAGTATTACATTTCAAAGAGAAAAAAGTCAGTATGATAATGGAATAAGAAAAGGTTGGAGAGTATGTTGTTCTACAAAATGTGTAGGGCAAGTATCTATTCCTAACTTTGGTCCTACTGGCTTAGGTAATAGAAAACCAGCAATACCTTTTCATAGTTATGTTCATACAGCAAATTTAAGAAAAAGAGAAAAAGCAAATTTAGAAGTGAATATAGATACTGAATATTTATCTAAACTTTGGAATAAACAAAAAGGTACATGTCCATATACTAGAGTTAAATTATATGTAGCTAAACGTAAACAAAGAAACAACGATCACAGATATCTTGCTTCATTAGATAGAATTGATTCATCTAAAGGATACATTAAAGGTAATGTACAGTTTGTTTCTACATCTATTAACTATATGAAGAACAATATGACTGACCAACAGACAAAAGATTTTATCAAAGAAATTGTAAACAATTATGAATGAATATTTTAGTTATTATGAGAGCTTACATAAGCTTCCTAAATCAAAACAGAGGTATTACATTTGGGACATGATCAAATGGTGCATCAAAGCATACATTAAAACATATAAATAATGGAGACATATATATCAGAAATAGACATAATGATAGCTATTAAAAAACATAGAGATACATTATCATATGATGATAAGTTTGATTTTGAAATAGAAACTAGTAAGTTAAACCTTACTGATAAAACAAGAGACAAACTTAATAATAAACAATCTGCATTAGAATTTAGGTTGAAGAAGTATGGTATACATAAAGATAAAAACAAAGCAGCATGAAAACAGCAATGCAAGAGTTAATTGATAAACTTAAAATAGAATCAAATTTTATTACCAAAGACGACCATATAGAAGATAGAATGTTTAAACAAGGAATAGATTTAGCTATTTATATATCTAATCATTTACTTGAAAAAGAAAAGGAGCAAATAATAAATGCAGCGAAATCTTGTAATTATATTGGTGGTGCAACAGATATAGAAGCAGAAAAATACTACAACCAAACCTATAACCAAAACAAATAAACTATGAAACTATTTGATTTATTATTCCCAATTGTTAAAACATTTGAAGAAATTGAAAGAACTGATTTGGATGAAATAAGTGAAAATAACTATTTGTTATCAAAAGAATTAGAAGGTAAGCCACCAATGTCCGCACAAGAAATAAAAGAATATGTAAATAACCAAAACAAATAACATATGAGAAAGAAAACACCAGCTCACTTAGTTAAAGAACTATCAACAGCTAAACAAAAACAATATGTTGTAATGTATGAAAATACAGAAGCATGGGTAGTAGGTACAAAAAAGGACATAATTAATGATTTCAATGAAAATCCTGATACATATTTAGATGCTAAGGATAAGATTAAAATTTATGAATTAGGTGAGCCTATAAAATTCAGTTTTGTTACACCACAAATAACATTTTAATTATGTTAAGTTTATTAGAATGGATAACAGAAAACAATTATGTTAGGTATAAAGATGATAAATGGTACAAACCAGCACAATTTCCCACTGTGTATTTAAAAGTTGAACAATTAATAGAATTATATGAACGTACTCATCTATGATATTGAAACACTGAAAGAACTGTTTCTTATTGTTATATACAATCCAGAGAGTGATGTAACATACGAGTTTCAAGTGAGTAGGTGGACCAATCAATTAGATGGATTCATGAGATTCACTGAACAACACGATGAGCATTATTGGGTGGGCTACAATAACTTACGCTTTGATAGTCAGGTTGTTGAGCATATAATTAGAAACTATGAGAATTGGCATGAGTTGAGTGGGCTAGAGATATGTGCTATCGTAGCACAGAAGGCTGCAGACACAATACATGATGCTAATTATGATGTATTCCCTGAATATAGAGAGGAATGGTTATCACTAAAACAGTTAGACCTATTCAAGATTAATCATTATGATAACAAGAATAGAATGGTCTCACTAAAAAGGTTAGAGTTTGAGATGGATCTGGAGAACATTGAAGAGATGCCCATCCATCATACTAAAGAGAACATGACTCAGGATGATATATCTATAACAATAGACTACTGTCGTAATGATGTTATGGCTACGTATGAATTCTATAAGGTAACAACAGGTAACACTAACCATCCACTATACAAGGGTAACAATCAGATAGAGCTTAGACAAGATATATACGAAGAGTTTGGCATACCATGCTTAAACTATTCAGATAGTAAGATAGGTGATGAGATGATTAAGAAATACTACTGTCAGGAGAAAGGTATACAATACTCTGATTTACCAAAGAAAGGATTGTTTAGAACAGAGGTAAAGGTGAGAGATTGTATTGCTGATTACATATCATTCCAGACACCAGAGCTACAAGCATTCTTAAAGAAGGTTAGTAAGGAGCGTTTAACAATGAAGGATGAATTCAAAGAATCATTAGTGTTTTATGAAAATACCTACACGTTTGCAAAGGGAGGTCTTCATACAGAGAATAAACCAAAGGTTTTTGAATGTGATGAGGATCATGAGATTATTGATTGGGATGTGTCTAGCTATTATCCTGCTATTATTATTAGCAATGGCAGATATCCTGGTCACCTGGGTAAGGAATTCTTACTTGGATATAAAGCAATGTTTGAAAAAAGGTTGGAACTTAAACCAATGGCTAAAAAGGATAAGAAGATAGCAGGTATTGTTGGTGCTCTTAAGCTTGCAGTTAACTCTGTGTATGGTAAAAGTAGTGACATGCAGTCTTGGATCTATGATAGACAACTAACTATGTTCACAACTATTACAGGTGAATTGAGTCTTCTTATGCTCATCGAAGCATATGAATTAGCTGGTATACATGTTATATCTGCAAATACAGATGGTGTAACTATTATGGTTAATAAATCACTAATAGATAAGATGCATGAGATAAACAAGTGGTGGATGAATATAACTAGCTATGAGCTTGAACGCACTGATTATCAAAAGATTATATTCTCTACAGTAAATGACTATTTAGCAATTAAAACCAATGGAGAAATTAAAAAGAAAGGAGATTTCCTTACTGACTTTGAGTTACACAAAAATAAGAGTGCTAGGATTGTACCTATTGCACTGGAGCAGTTTTTTGTTAATGATGTGCCTGTGGCTACCACTATTTGTAATCACACAAATATTTATGACTATTGTCTCAGGCAGAAAGCTAGTAAAGACTTTCACTACGAAGGCCACTCGAAAGAAAACAGAACAGTCTACAATAAACTTATCAGATATTATGTAAGTAATACAGGTGAGAAGTTATTGAAGGTTAAGAATGAGAATTCAGATAGCACAGCTGTTGATGTATCACAAGTTGAAGCAGGTGAATGGGTGATGAAAGTATGTAATCATCTATTACCAGATCATCCTTTGGATAACATCAATCATGCATATTATATAGAACGTGCTGAGAGAATCATGCACAAAATACAGTATGAAGGTAGAAAACGTAAAATTATTATTAACCCAAATCAATTAAATTTATTCTAATGGACAATAAACATAAAGCAGCAGAATTAGTATTGGAATTCCTACCAATTATAGGACAAGATCCATATACAGGTATAGATGTAGCTAAGAAATGTGGTAAAGTGGCTGCAAAGCTATTAATGAAAGCACAACAAGAAGGAGATACGTATGACTACGATGAAATTATTAAACTTATAGACACATTCTAATGGCAAAGATAAATAGAGAAAATATAGGAAATCATCTAGTTGATTATCAATTAGGTATGGTTGGTAAGTCTATGCAAGAAGCATATATGACAAAAGAGTGGTACAGCAAATGGACTATGACTCAAGAACAACATGAGGAGTTCAAAGCATACGCTATACCATTAATGAAAAAGGTATTTAAAATAAACAAAGCAAGGGCTGAAGCAAACTTTCAATGGTTTGATTTAGAATTTGGATTACGTATTAAAGATTAAAACACACAATTATGGGAGCATGTCAATTTAAAGAAAGAAGTAGTGGTAAAACAGCAGATGAAGCATATAAAAGAATTTGTGAAATAGCTGAAAATGAATATGGTCATCAAGATGGCTATAATGGTACAATCAGTACTACTCATGGATTTAGAGATGAAACAGAAGCATATAATAAAAGTAAGTTTAATGATGTATCTACTTACATACGTGACAGATTTGATAGTCATGCTATGAATAAACGTGATTGTTCAGCTATATGTGTTAGACAACCTGTTGGTAATAAGAACAAGACTAAGTCACAAGTGGAGCACATTGTAACACCTGGTACCAAGAAGTGGATACTTAAGTATTTTGTATTTGCTAATTATGATACATTTATTGGTGCATATCTCACTAAAGGTGAAGCTGTTACCAAAGCAAGAGTACATACAGAAAAGACACAAGAGTCTACATATATAACAATGGAGAAGGTTCTTGATAAAGCTAATAAGACAGTAGCTAAAATAACATACAAGAAAGCCACTAATGAAAGAGATGGTGAGTGGATATTCTTTGGTTATGCAGCAGAATAATATACGTATATATCTGTATATATGCGATAACATATCCAAAACAAATAAAATTAAACATTATGCCAGACATTTCATGTTGCCAAGGTGGTAGTTGTCTATTAAGACTGAACTGCCACAGATATACAGTAAAACCTGAAGAGATAGGACAAAGTTATTTCTCAGACCCTCCATATAAATTAAATTTTATGTTTGATGAACATCAAGCAAATCTTGGTGTTGCAACATTAAGTTGTTCTTATTTTTGGAACAATGAACAATATAAAAAAGATGAAAAACCTAAAAATAATTGAGGATTGGGAGAGAGAATATCTCAAGGATTTCATATATTTGCATGAACAGGGACAGGAGTGGAACGAAGCAATTCAGAGAGAATTAAATCAGAAGCAACCTGCTCGTATTGAAGTAATAGACACAGACAAAATCCTAGAGAAACATAATGAACCTCACGCTAACGTTCTCCCATTTTAAGGAGCTGACTAAAGCTGGCTACAGCTTAGACATGTTATGCTTCATAACACTTGTTCAAGAAGGCAATGATGTAGACGAAATGTGTACAGATGATAGTAAGATGAAAATCT